TGAGGGTTAAATCTGCGGGGGATTTTGGCATTGGAACGAATAATCCTGGAGCAAAACTTGAAATACTTAACGCAGGAGACCAACTAAAACTATCCTTTGATGGAACAGATAATGCTATTTTTGCAGTAGATACTAATGGCGTTTTGACCATAACTCCAAGTGGGGCTGCGGTTGATTTTGCTTTCAAAGCTCTAATCAATGTCTTAGATTTAGACCTTGGTAGTGAGTCCGCCGCGGGTACCATCTGGGCTATGTTAACCGCTGCAAATGCTGGCACAGCTTTGGTCATTAATTCAAGGGACTCCATAGATATCCATAGAGCAAGATTAGGCTTGAGCGGCGGTGTTGATACTGCGGTATGGGCATGGTTTAATAGTACCCACACAGGGATAGTGCTGAGTGGTGCCTTAGATGTTGATACCCAGCACATAAAAATGAAGGAAACTACTGACCCTACCGCAATAGCTGATGAGGCTCTGCTATATGCCAGGTTAGTTAATGGAGGCAAAACGGAGCTGGTGGTTCGTTTTCAAAGTGGTGCGGTTCAGGTATTGGCAACAGAACCCTAAAGGAGTAACTAATGGAAATTAACATAGAAGAACAGGAAGCAAGGTTGAAAGCTGAGACACAGAAGATTGGAGAGCAACTAGGTGAGGTGCAGAGGCAGATAAACCAACTCCAACAGAGGCAGCAACTCCTAATCAATGAAGCTCTAAAGAACCAAGGAGCATTGGATTTGATTAAGAACCTGAATGGCAGGACTATAGCGGGGTAAACTATGGCTTATACTTATGACATAACTACTAGCATCGGTCAAGTGAGAAGGCTAATCAACGATACTGATATCACTCCAACCACCGATGCGCAGTTCAACGATGAGGAGATATCTTTCTTTTTAGACCTGGGCAACAACTCAGTGCTCATGGCTGCCTCTTATGCTCTGGAATCCTGGGCGGCCGCTATTACCGGCAGCCTGAAGTCTGAGAAGATAGGTGACTACTCCTACACGAAGGATGAGGCCAGTAAGAAGATAGAGCTGGCTAAGAAGTATAGTGATGAGGCGGCGGCCGTTCCTTATATGACATGGTCGGAGTGGGATTTATCCGGGGGTAGCAGCATCACGGCCGAGGAGGATTAGATGGAATTTGGCAAATTAGCCATTGTTGTCAAGCCTCACAATGGCAAGGGATTTGAGGTATATCCACCAAAGTACCTGAGATTGAAGGTATTAAAATGGGCAATTGAATTTCGTTTTGGGTGCGTTAAAGATAGCCTCAAGGCACTGGAGATTATCCTTGCAGGTGGTCGACCTTAATGAGCTATACCTCTTTACTGATAGATACCTGCACCACTCAACGCTTCACTGAGGGCGTTGCCGATGACTACGGGCGTCCAGCCATAACTTGGGCTAACGAGCTTGAAGACCAGGCTTGCCGGCTGGTAGCTATGCCCGGAGTCGAGTTAAAAGTCGGGGCAGAGATTGTGGTTGCTGACTATAAGCTCTTCGTCCAGAATATCGATATCGTGGAACAAGACCGCGTGGTCATCGGTGGGCTTACCTATGAGGTGCTACTGGTCCAGGACTACTCGGACGATACGACCACTCATCATAAACAATGCTGGCTAAGGATAAGCAGATAATGGCAAAGATAACAGCGAAATGGGCTACCAATCTGAAAACGAAAGAGGCGACCAACGAGGTCAAGGCTGCAACAAGAGCCGGGCTGAGGGACGTAGTAACGGTTATCGCTGGTGAGGCCATCAAGGGGAGCCCTGTTTGGACCGGCAACAACCGAAGGTCAATAAAGTTCGAGGTCGGCCCGGGGGGTGAGGTGGCCAGGAAAGAGTTGGAGGGGGCTATTTATTCTACTTCGGGTTATGGTGGGATACTAGAAACAGGTAGCGTCAAAATGGCCGCTCGCCCTTATTTCAAGCCGGCATTAGACAGGCACGTCAAGGATTTACCGAAGCAGATCAAGGCACATTTACCATAATAAAGGAGCGTGAATCAAATGGAGATAATAATTTTCTTACTGTTTGGCTTTCCTATCCTAGTTGCGCTGGCGATAATCATTGGTATAGCCGTGGTTAGAACGCAGAGCTCTGCGAAGCGGCAGGCCGCGCAGATGGTGGAAAGTGGCAAGATTACCAAGGACTTCGACAGGGTGTCAAAAATCTTGGCGGCAATGACTAATGACCTCGAAGCAGTTGCCTTATGGCAGAAGCTCCAGGAGCTGAAGCATTAATGGCTATAGCAGATACCAACGCAATCATAGTCAGCTATCTAACGACGTCATCGACAAAAGTGGACCCTCTTATCGCTTTGGTGGCTAGTCGGGTATATTGTCCTCGGTTGCCAGAGAAGGCAACCCTGCCGGCAGTGGGCTTGTTTACGCGTGGGGGCGCACCAAACCCCCATATTCCGGGGATACTCACGCCATCGGTCCAGTTCGATTGTTGGGCTGCCAATTCGATAGATGCCAGGAATGTTTACCGGAAGCTCTATGATGCTCTCCAGGGTATCCAGAATGTGACGGTAGGAAGCTACCAGATAATGTCAGCTATTGAAGAAACCAGTGGCCAGGACTTGGTCGATGTGGAGATTCCGAATTACTTTAGAGTCCTGAGCTTTTTTCTCTTTATGATAAGAGCCGAATAAATACGGGAGGATTTTTATGAGTAAAAAAGATGACCAAAAAAATACCAGTGGTGAAGTAGGTTCCTTAGAAGAAGTATTAGGAGAGGTGGAGGAGCCGGAGACAGATTCAACTCCGGAGGTCGAATCCGAGCCACCTGTGGAACCGGAGATGAGACCAGGAATGACTAAAGAAGATTATTACAAGGAATTATTCCAAGGAGGTAGATAATCATGGCAAAGAATAGTCAAAATGTACTAACAGGGGTGGCGGAATTGGCTGTCAGGCAGCCGCTTGATGCTCTTGCGCAGTGGTCTACGATTCAGCAATTTGCCGGGGTGGAATCGGTTAGACTCTATAAAGGTGGCTCTGGGAATGCGGGCAGTACCCACTTCCAGATGGTGCCGCCTACCGGTATCACGCTTGCCAATTGGACAACCGGTATTTCTGCCGGTCATTATAGCTTTTATCACTATCTGCAAGCAATTAGAGCTAACTGGGTCCAGATGGAGTTCAGGTTTGAAGACCCCAACAGTGATGCCTGGGTGGAAATTACCTGGATGGGTCTTCAGAATGCCCTGGGAACGGCGGCTTGGGTGCAGCAGATTTTGCTTGACGCGGATGAGGGTGGTTATGGCGGTATTGGTGAATTGGGAGCCTCCTTCTTTAACTTTGGTCCGCTAACGGCTATGAGTGGCATGGCAGCAGCTATCGACGGCGAGGGAGTGGTTACTGATTCTTCTGATTGGATACTTGAAAGAGTAAGGTTGGAACTGTGGGAAGCGGCACCCGAGAGAACCTGCTATGTCGATAGCATCGTCATCAACAATGTAGCTTACACCATCGAGCCGGGTGGAACGGCTCCGGCAATGTCCCTTTCGAGTCCATTTGTCGAGGTCGGCTACACTGAGGATGGAGTCACCATTACCTATACGGGTGATACAGCCGATGTCGAGGTTGAGGAGGAGACATTCCCCATTGACCGGGTGCTTACTAAGGAAACGGCTGAGATTACCTGCAACATGGCTGAGAGTTCTCTGGCTAATCTCAATAATGCGATGGCTGGTGCTGTGCTGGTTGGAAATCTTCTAACCATAGGGGCAGGAGTTAATAAAACCATGAATCTCCGCATACAGGCAATTACACCGGCAGGCTTCCTCAGACAGATATTTATTCCCAAGGCCACTGCTACCGGAGCCGTCGGTATGGCCTACAAGAAGGGTGAGAAGACTATAGTCCCGGTAACTTTCCAGGCACTGAAACCGGCTAACGAGCCGGCTGTGACCATAGTCGACAATGCGGCATAAATTAGCCGTTAATAAGAGCTAAAAGGAGCGGAAAATGGAAGAGCGAAATGAGGAGCAGAAGATAGCCCAGGCCTCGATTGAGGTAATCTTGGGGGGAGATAAATATCAAATCAAACCCCTGGTTATCCGTGATTCAAGGGAGTGGCGCCATAAAATTATTAAACTGATTGCGCCACTCCCTAATACAGTAACCCGGCTTAACATAGATAGTGTTTCTGAATTCGAGGAGTCTCTGAGGGAAATGCTGGTGACGAATCCTGATGAGGTGCTCAATCTATTCTTTGAGTATGCTAAGGAGCTGAACAAGAAAGAGATTGAGGCGAAAGCAACTGATGCTGAGATGGCCATAGCATTTCAGGAGGTGGTTAAGGTAGCCTTCCCTTTAGCGGAAAGTCTCCCGAAGGTGATGGCGAGGCTGGCTCAATAGGAGCTGCCTTTGAACTATGTATGGCTGAGTGGCATGTTACCCCAGATTACATCGTGAATAACTGGACTAATGAACTTCTCGACCTGATGGTAAAGAAACTTAATGAACGGTGGGAGCGACAAAGCCAAGCGATAAAACATCCGGAAGAATTAGAGAAAGAGAGAGAATTTGTGGAACAACCATTCTTTGGAAATACGGATTTTATAAAGGTGGTTAAGAACTAAATGGCGATAAATTGTCATCTAACTTCCTAACTTTGTCTTCTAAAAATTTGATGCGTTTAGCTTTTTCAGCTAGGACAAGGCTATGAGCACGAGTAGACAGGCCAGCAAGATTTTCAGGGCGGTTGTCATTCTTAATTCCATTCAGATGATGAACTATCCACCCCTTGGGCAATGGCTTATGGTGAGTATCCTCCCAAACAAGAATGTGTTCACCTATATAGCCGTTCACTCCGCTTCTCAGGTGGTTTGGATTATATACTCGAATGTAACCAGTACGAGTTTCATAGGTTCGATAGCCATTGTAGCGAGGGTGCATATCACCTTTCTTGAATCCCATTTGAGGATATTTGCGATAAGCCAACTTGATAGCTTCACCAGAACTCCTCAACTTGAGACCATTGTCATCAAAGAGCCGTTTCAGAGTATAAAAAGATATGCCCAATTGCTGATAAGTTTCTCCAAAGGAAAGTTCTTTATCATAGTAAAGTTCTTTAGCCCTTGGGAGCATAGATATAATCCTGTTACCCTGACCTTTCCGATAAATCGCTGGAGTCTTTGGCGGGATACCACAAAGACGCATATTCCTACGGATGGTGTCCTTGCAAACTCCAAGCCTGTTAGCAACCTCGTGTATTTTAAGGTTCTCGGTATGATAAAGTCGGTTAATAATATCTTTGTTTATAGGGATTGGTTTTGGCATTTCTCACCCTCTCTTGCTATTAATTGTAGCACAGCTGAGAACGTATGTCAACGCCAATTCTTATTAAGTGAGGTGTAATATTAGTATCTCCATTGGCGATGCTCTATTAACGCTCGGGGTCGATACCAAAGACCTTGACAAAGGGATGAAGACCCTGGGCGATAGCATCAAGAAGCATCAGAAGGCCATTGGCATCGGTATGACCGCTGTCGGTGCAACTATCCTAGCTGTGGGTGGTATGACGATTAAAACTGCCTCAGACATAGAGGAGATGACCGCGAAGTTTGATGTGGTTTTCGGTGAAACCGCTCAGGGTGTCAAGGAGTGGGCTAAAATAACAGCTGATGCTATGGGCCGGTCCCGGTTCGCCATGATGGAAATGGCCGCCTCAGTCCAGGACACTTTTGTCCCCATGGGTTTTGCCAGAGACCAGGCAGCTGAGATGTCGAAGACCCTGACAGCTCTGGCTATCGATGTCGGGTCTTTCAATAACAAACTGGACACCGATGTCATGAGGGACTTCCAGTCAGCCTTGGTGGGGAACACTGAAACAGTCCGAAAGTACGGTATTGTTATCACGGCCTCTGGGATAGAGCAGGAGATTTTGAATCAGGGTTGGGTTGATAACAAGAAAGACATCACGGAGGCCATGAAGATTCAGGCCCGGATGAATATGATTCTGGCCGGCACCACTGATGCTCAGGGCGATGCTATAAGGACATCTGCTAGCTTTGCTAACCAAATGAAACGGCTCCAGGCGCGAACGGAGGTGGTGTCAGCAACTATTGGAACCGTTCTATTGCCGGTAGTGACATCATTGGTCAGTATAGTTGGCGAATCCGTTGATAAGATAGCTCAGTGGACATCTGAAAATCCGAAGTTGACAAAAGTTATTGTTCTCGGGACTATTGCATTCGGAGCGCTTTTGACTGTTTTCGGTACTCTACTATTGATTCTGCCGGGTATCACCGCTGGTCTATTGCTACTCAAGAATGCTCACTTGGCATCCATCATTGTTACCAAATTGGTTACGGCCGCTCAGTGGTTGTGGAATGCAGCTCTAACAGCTAATCCGATTGGTTTAATTATCGTTGCTATCGGTGCGTTGATTGCTGCGGGGATCGCTTTATACAAGAATTGGGATAGGATAACAGCATTGTTTCTTTCAGATGCCCAGAAGGCTCAGAGGGAAATAGAGCGAATGGCCGATGAGATGACTGAGACTATACGAACTCAGTTGGAAGAGGAGCGAAAGCTCAAACTTCAAGCGATCGATGATGAACGGACTGCGGCTCAAAAGGGACACGACGATCAGATTGATAAACTCCGGGAAACCTATGGACTTTTAGAGCGTGAAGATGAGAAGTATCAGGACAATAGATTAGATAATGCTCGAAGGGCTACCGATGAGGCTATTAAACTCATTGACGAAGAGCTTATCGCCAGGCTCAAGCTTCTTGATGATGAGACGGCAGCCACCATCTCCGGACTTCAAGACCAAATAGAGGCTCTCGACAACCTGACCAAGGAAGAAGAGCAGATAGCTCGAGAGGCAGAGCGAGAGAGACGTCTGGCTGAATTGGAAGCGGCTATCAACTCTGCGGATACACAGGAAAAAAGAAATCAGGCTCTTGATGCATTGGATGAATTCCGGGCTCAATTAGTCCAGGAGCGGATGCTAGAGGCCAGAAGAGATGAGAGAGATGACCTTCGTGACCGGATAGATGAGGCGAGAAAAGCGGCCACAGACCAGCGTCAAATACTCAAGGATGAGGCAACGGCAGAAAAGACGCTATTAAACACAGCTCTAAAAGAACAGCTGGTCCGAATAGAGGATGAGCGTATCGCTGAGGAAGAAGCCGCAGCCGAAATACTGGCTAATAAACTTGAAAAATTAGCCGAGACTGAAGAAGCTCTTATCGCCCATTATGAAACACAACTGGAAGAGACTCAGTTGCACGTCGCCGCCATCAATGCAGCCACCGCCGAGCTCAAAGATAGGACTGTGGTTATTACCACAGTCCATAGAACTGTGAGAGCCGGTCGTGGGGGAGGAGCTAGCCCGCCGCCTCCATCTCGCGAAGGACTGGCTACCGGCGGAATAGCTATGCGTCCTATGATAGCTAACATAGCTGAAAGGGAGCCGGAAGCCGTGATTCCTCTGAGTAAATTGGGAAGCATGGTGGGTCAGCAAATGATGACGATTATCTGGGAAGTGGATGGGCGTCAAATGGCAAGAACTATTATGCCTTTCGCTGTAGGTACAATAAGACTCAAACAGGGAATTAGGAGTATATAATGCCGGTCACAGCCACCATTGATGGCAATTCTATTCAGATAGTAAAGCGCAGCCTGGAGATTGAGAATCGCATCGAGGAGCGCTCGATTGCTTCATTCGTGGTGGAAGATACTGCGGGGTCGGGGAGCTACGCCGAGGGGATGCCGGTGTCAATCTCGGACCCCGATGCGAATGTCATCTTTGCCGGATTCTTGGCCCGTCCCGGGAAAGCCCGAGTCGGCGCCACTGGCAGTGTGCTTGTTCATGATATAAGCTGCATGGACAATCACTACCTTGCCGATAAGCGTCTGGTGGTGAAGGTCTATACCAGCCAAACTCTAAAAGTGATTGTCGAAGACATCGTCACTGATTACCTGGCTGCAGAAGGTGTGACTATCGGCGAAGTTCAGACTGGCCCGGTTATTGCGTCAGCCATATTCAACTACGTCAAGGCATCGGAATGCTTTGATTCTCTAAAGGATATTTCCGGGTTTACCTGGTACATCGACAAGGACAAGAAACTCTACTTCATCGATAGAACGACTAATTCAGCTACCTGGAATTTAGATGGAGTAACCTATCGACCTATCAAGGGAAGTGTGCATTTGTCGACCGGCAATCCTCTGTACCGGAACAAACAGTATGTCAGAGGCGGCACTGGCTTAACTGATGAACAGACAGAAGACTTCACTGCTGATGGGGTAGTTACAGCTTTCACTGTTGGTTACCCTATTTCCATCGCTCCGACTATCACAGAAGATGCTGGAGGAAAGACAGTCGGAATTAAAGGTATAGATACGGGGAAAGATTACTATTGGAGTAAAGGAGATGCCACTGTAGTAGCTGATTCTGCTCCGGCTAATGGTGTGGCTGTTCAGGTAGTTTATAAAGGTGAATATCCCTTAATAGCTTTAGCTGAAGATACCCCGGAAATTACAGCCCGGTTAGCCATTGAAGGTAGCGGAACCGGTATCGTTGAGGAAATAGTTACTGAGGCTCAATGGGACACGGTTGCTGGCATCCGGGAATCAGCCAAGGGCAAGATTCAGGAATATGCCCGGGAAGGTGAGCGGTTCACTTATCGTACGATAGACCCTGGTTTGGCTCCTGGTCAACTGCAAGAAATAACCTATTCTCCATTCGGCTTTTCTGCTCATGAGATGCTCATCGAGTCTGTATCGGTATCTACCATGGGTGGAGAACTGGTTTTTTATGATGTCGTTTGCATTACCGGACCATCTGAGGGTAGTTGGTCCAGGTTCTTTTCAGGCATGCTCAAGAGGCAAGATGATCAGATCAAGATTGGTGATTCACTCTTGATTGTATTACTTCAGACCCCGGAAACAGTAAAAGTCACTGAGGTGACGGAATTACATTCGGATGATTTTAGCGGGGGCGAAGTCAATCGATGGTTGACTGCAGCTCCGATTGATGCAGGTTCACTTGTCAATGTCGAGCATGAACGGGTAAAGGTGACAGAGGTAACCACTGAGGTCATTCATCTCACCGAGGCTTATGAATGGGATGATGGAAGTGATTGGGGGTTTGCTACCTGGAAGTAGAGGAGAAATATGGTAGAGAAAAAGAATGTTAAATTAACGGAATCGCAAAACGTAATTATAGGTGGAAGAGGGGTTCTCATTGCCACTAAAGCTGGCACTCGGAAATATAATAAGGATGGTAAACTCATCGACCCGGGTGAGATTGTAGCCATTGTTAAGACACCTAATATTGTTTGTAATGAAGGGCTATTACTTCTCTCAGCCTTTACGATTGATGAATCAGCCGTTTATGATGTTGGTTTAACTTATGCTGAAATAGGTAGTGACAATACTGCCCCGGCTGCTGGTGATACTACTTTGACGACTTTTTTCAAACGGCTAGTTGTGACAGCTAAGACAAGGTTAGCTTATGAGACGACGTTCTCTACCTTTTTCTCCGCGGCCAATTCTACGGTCTTTATTAAAGAAGCTGGTATCTGGGGAGGAAGTAATGCGGCGGCCGGGGAAGCCACTGGATTACTGTTTGCTCATTGGCTGGCTTCATTTGATAATTCAGGTGGGCTATATGACATTACTATAAACTACATTCTGACGATCGCAAGAGGTTAAAAATGGCAATAGTTACCGGACAAGATATATTAGCAGCGGATGTAAACGCTCGCTCAGCAGGGCATATCACTATACTTCTCCATAATTATGACAGTATCGGTCAAGGAACTTGGGTGTACGCTCAAGATTCCCCCACAATGTTCAATGGCATTTTCTACCCTAGCAGTGCTGCTAATCTTGATAATATCACTTACAAAGCCTTTCTAGCTGTGGGAACTTACACAATAAGGCTTGTATGCAGTACAAATACTGCCAATGGAATTATCGATTTCGACATTGACGCTGTTGAGGTAGCCAGTTTTGACACTTATGCCGGTTCCCTTATTAAAAATGTTATATTTACTCAGACGGGTATTGTTGTAGCAACGGGTGGACTAAAATCTATAAAAATGAGAGCTGATGGCAAAAATGGCAGCTCTAGTGGTTTCACAATAAATCCCATAATTCTTGGCTTATGGAGGACAGTATGATAGTTCAGTTTCATGTGTCGAGACAAAAGGCCATGTATTTAGCACAGCAAGGGTTTTCTGTGGAACGTCAGAAACATTCAGGGCTAGTCACCATTGATATTGACCTTATCACTGATGCTGAGTTGTTAAAGTTGGGGGTAGCCAGGGGTAACTTGCCTACTCCACCGCGTGACCTATACGCAGAAATGGACGGGTTAAAAAGTATAGTGGACGACTTAGAATCTAGGGGAGCTTAACATGGCAGGTAATGATATGCTAGACGACCTCGAGTTCGAAAACCAGATGAATGCTTTGGGAGATGACCAACTCGAACTTATCAAGTTTGTAGCTCGACATCAATTCTCCACTAATAGAGTTTTCAATAAACGGATCACCAAGCTGGAGAAGCAAAATAAAAAGGTGTTTGGAGTGGTAGGCGGCGCCGGCGCCATTCTCGCAAGCGCTTTCATTGCAGCTCTGGATTATCTATTCAAGCGAGGGCCATAGGCTATTACCACAAGGCACAGAATCGTTTTCTGGGCGGTTTACCACTGTATCAAGTTACCCCTTATCTTTACCTTTGATGGTATCGATAAGGGGTTCTTTTTTGTCTAAAACTATTTTCTAAAAAGACTTGACAACCGTGTAACAAACGTGCTATAAAAAGATATGAATATAAAAGACTTACGCAAAGCATTAAACCTTACCCAGGCGCAGATGGCTGTTAAACTCGGGGTAGCTGAGTTTACTGTCAGAAGGTGGGAGGCTGGTACTCATAAACCTTCCCAGCTCGCTCTCCGGCAATTAGCCAGGCTAGAAAAGAAGATTAAAAGGGGGTAAAAGGAAAATGAGTCAATTATACAGACATAGATGGCATTGGAGTAAGCCTGAGAGTGGTCAGCGTCAATGTCAGATTTGCGGTAAAGTATCAACAATCAGGAGTCATTCCGGCATGGGTGACTGTATTCCTGCGCCAGCCTATGCAAATCCAGACCCCATAGTTCACGTTATACTCGATGCTCTTTGGGCTATTATGAATGATGACCGCATAAAGCATTGGGTTGAACATGGATACGGCTCAAGCTCACCTGATGTTATCGGCGCTTTAGATATGTACGTAATTGATGCGGAGAACTTGGCAAAGAAGATAAGGTCACTAATCTAACCAATCAACGATTAGACTTCTGAAAGGAGAGAGTGAATGGATGTAAAAGATTGGGTATTTAGTCATAAGATTTGCTCACATTTTAATGACCCACCTGTTAGTGATGATGATTTAGAATTCATAGAATCATGGTGGGTATTCTGTGAATACGAAGATAGATGCCAGGAGAAAGACTCCTGCCCTGTTTTGCCGGATAGCCCAATGTTTCCAAGAATAATAAAGGATGGTGAAAGAGAATGAAGTACCCGGAGAATGACCCCGCTTACCACCACTGGCTGAATATGCCAGGCTCTAAGCCGGTGAAGAAACCAATAAAGAAGGAGAAGTGATATGGGAATGACCTTAACAGAGAACACATATCCTGATTGTCCTAATGTTCAACACAAGAGAGTGGGTGATGAGAGCTATGACATATGTGAGACAAATACTAAACCTTGTGTGATAGAACACGGTCTTTATGAATGTGAGACGTATAATTTATTTCTAAAGGAGGAAGGATATGAATATAACAGTTAGTTCAACTAAGGTACTGAGTAAAGGGACCAATAAACACGGGGATTGGAAACTGGTCAAGGTCTTAACTCAGGATACCGAATACACTACCTTTGCTGATGGTGCTGAGAACCTTGCTCCTGGGACGGTCATTAACATCACCGATATGGACGAAGATGCTAAGGGTAAGAAGTTCAAGAAATATGATGTCATCAACGGGTCACAGCCCACTCCAGAAAGCCCTGAGAAGCCCATAGAGCGTACTAAAGATAGGGATGCTATGATTATGGAGGCTATGTGGTTCAAGGAGCTAGGAAACCGCATTGGTGATAATAGCCTGGAAAGGGACTGGCCTAAAACTCACGAAAGGATTGCGAATGATTATTACCGTGAGATGGCGAAGCATACAGGGGTTAAGTTTGCAGAATAATGTTGAAGCATGGGAGGCTCTTGGGGATGCCATTGTCCAGTAAGAAATACCAGATAATATATGCTGACCCACCTTGGGATATGGGGTTTATAAAATTAAAGCGTAGACCTAACCAAGTGGAGATGCCTTATCCAACTATGAGCCTGCAGGAAATATGTAATATGGGGATAGATTTGAGGCCATATCTAGCTAAAGACTGTGGTCTGTTTCTTTGGACTACTCATAAGTGGTTGCCTGATGCTTTTAAGGTTGTTAAGGACTGGGGTTTCAAATATCATTGCCTTCTAACGTGGGATAAGACTAATGGAATGTCTCTTTGTGGATTCACTAGACGGACAGAGTTTTTATTGTATGGGTATCGAGGTAAAATAAACGTCAACCAAAGAGGAAAGTTTATCCCTACGTTATTCACAGAGAAACTTACGGCACATTCAATAAAACCACAAGTTATCTATGATATTCTTGAGAGCAACACGCCCGAGCCACGCCTTGAACTCTTTGCTAGGCAGAAACGTGAAGGATGGGACTGCTGGGGCAACGAAGTAGAGAGTGATATAGAATTATGAAGTGGAATGGCCTAAAAAGAGTCTCCAATAAACAAAAGAAAGAGGTAGCCCTTAGGTCGAAGCTCAAAAAAGAGCTATTAGAGGAACAAATCGCAGAACATGGCTTTACATTCTGTATGACTTGCGGTGGTCCCGGGGATTGGCGTGGTCTTTCCCTAAGTCACATTATCCCACTGAGCCGTGGAGGGAAAACGGAAAGGGGCAATGTGATTATAGAGTGCTACCCTGACCATCAGCGTTTTGAGAAGAAGCCGGAATTAAGGGGGAAGATATGAAAGAGACTGGGATAATGATGTCCGGGGACCATCCAAAGAAGGTGCTGGATGGAATTAAGACACAGACTAGAAGGGTGATTAAGCCTCAGCCCATCGGTAAGTTTGGCGGAGTTAGTGAACGATTTGCTATGGCTAGTCATTGTCCATATGGTCAGGTAGGCGACAGGCTGTACTTGGTGAGTCCGACATCCTGTACCGCTTGACAGATGATAGAATATATGCTATCCTTACAATGGAGGTGCAAGATGGAAGATATAAAACTGACGAATGGTGTCCTTCTCAAAGCTATCCCAGTCTCCCTCAACGAGGATTACATGGCAGGCTCGGATGGTCAAATCTACTCACGAACAAAATACAAGGGCTTTGGGCGGAAGGAATACGTGGACTGGTATCCGCTAAAAGGTCACACTACGGGGAAATACTTAGCGATAACAATGAGCCACGAGAATCAGAGAACTACCAAGACTGTTCACCGTCTGATATGCATGACTTTTCATGGGATGCCCCTATACCCGTCATATCAGACCAGGCATTTAGATGGGAACGGACAAAACAACTTGCCAAGCAATCTGAAGTGGGGAACTCAAGAGGAAAACTGGATGGACAGAAAGATACACGGACACGGGAACGAGGGGCAAAAGCATCCAATGGCAAAGCTCACGGACTTCCAGATGAAGGCATTGAAATGGGCGGTAGAGGGCGGATTAGTCAGTCAGCACCACGCAGCGAAGGTTCTTGGGATGTCGCAGGCTGGCATCTCCGCAGTTGTCCATCGACAATCCTTAGATTAAGACCCTCAATCCATATGCCCCGATGGGCTTCCCGGATAACCCTTGAGATTACTGAGGTCAGAGTGGAGAGGATTAGGGAAATAACTGAGGAAGATGCAAAATCAGAGGGCATTATCGGGGTGCATACTGCTATGGGCGTTCTATATAAACCAGCCTTTTCTCGCTTGTGGGATTCCCTCAATGCCAAACGTGGCTATGGATGGGAAGTCAACCCCTGGCTGTGGGCCTTAACCTTCAAACTAATTTCACAAAAGACTTGACAAACAAGGCAATGAAGTTTATTATCTGAGTATATGAATATGAATAATGAAGATACACTACAAATTAGCGATTTACCATTAGCAACTTTCCTTTACGCAAAGGGCATTATCTTACAGGATATTATCGACAGCCCTGATGACGCTAGAAGGAAAGTTTTTGTTTTTTCTAAACCACCTGAAGAACTTCTGGCTGCCTTTCAATCCGGCAATGCTCACATAAATGTTCTTGCTTTTAACAATGCCCAAAATACCTTGAAGGGTTTGGTGAATAGACGATGAAAACATACAAAGAGCTTGTAAGGGAATGCCCTGAGTTAGGGGAGGCTTTCGCTGAGTTCGAGAACCGTATCTCTTACCTGGAGAATAGCCAACCATACCATCAAGAGGCGGCAACTATTCAGTCTCAAAATGAAAACCCTACGCTCAAAGAGGCGGCAGAACCTTGGGCTAGCAAACAGTGGGATGTAATCAATCAACTAAGGGCAATGGTCTTATATTTACAAGAAAAAGTAAACAAGAGTACGGATAAGAAGAAACGTACCAAGCTTACTATTAAGTAAGTATTTATATATAGGGGGGTAGTAACAATTCGACAGTTTGTAGGGCATTTTAAGGTGGGAATTAACCCAAAACTAGGCTCTTTTAGCTTTGATGTTACTATTGTTACTGTTGTACCCCCGTGTTACAAATTGTTACAGAGTTACTAATGTTACGGTTGTTACTATTGTTACAAGGTGGTAGTCGTGGCTGATATAACAAGAAAGGATATAGAGGACTGGATAGGAACCATCCCAACGGGTGAGTTTCATTACAAAGAAGTCCTTGATGGGCAGATTGACCCTGCTAGTTTCGGGTTGCTCAGAAAGTATATGCACGACATATGCAATACAAAGGAGCCTATTTGTGAGTCAGTCGGCAGAAGGGATGGGTACTATATTGCGATTGACAATCATGCTCACCCTCTTGACTGGCAGAGTGTTGGCAGTAAGATTGATTCGGGTTTGGTGTTACCTTTGGAGTTAAGGAAATATGCGTTCATCTATCCTGATACGACTATTGTATTAGCCGGTGCTAAGAGTTCCGGTAAGACAGGGTTTCTTCTCAGGGTGGTAGTAATGAATATGAATAGGGTGAGGGTAGAACTTTTAACGAACCTGGAGGGCGGACTAGCTATGTTGAAAGATAGATTCGATGCTATGGATATTGACATACCGGTGCCCGCACCTTTCAGTGTAAAGTTTGTCACTGACCATTTTCATCAGTATATAAAGCACCCTAATACACTCTATGTTATTGATTATATAGATGCTCCTGAAGGGACCGACTTTTATATGATTGGAGCTCAGGTTAAAAAGATAGACCAGAAACTTCAAGGTCTTGGTTCCAATGCGGTGATTGGGTTGCAGAAGCCAGCCGGGAGAGACACAGCCTTTGGGGGAGAGCAGACACTTAAAGCTGCAACACTTTACCTGGCAATGGACTCTAATAAACTAAAGATAGTAGATGCCAAAGTACCGGCAGACAAAACGGTGCATCCAAAAAATATGGCGTGGACTTTCCTCTATAACAATGAAGGAACTAGCTTCGAGAATATACAACCTTATCATGGAGATTAAAGGAGTAATATGACAGACGAAGAAGCAAAGAAACTAGCAGAAGAACATTGGGCTTACACAGAAAAGATACTAGGAGTCGTTGCGACCAGTTCCGTGCTGATAACGCAACTGAAAACAGTCTACATTCTCGCTTTTATTCACGGGATAAAACACGGGACCAAATAACCCCATCAGTTAAGGAGTTTGAGAAGATGAAAGAATATCATAAAATTCAAAGTATCTACAAGAGGGATGAACAAACCCATAAGTTCATCGAGGGTAACTTTTCACTCCCAGAGTTCGAGTACCTGAAAGATAATAAGTGGGAGTTTACCGAGAAGATTGACGGCACAAACATCCGTATTGGTTGGAATGGCGTGGCTATGAACATTGGTGGGAGAACGGACAATGCTCAGATACCTACTTACCTGTACCAGAAACTCACGGAGCTTTTCAGTGATGAGAAGTTAGCATCAGTCTTTCCTGACGCCGATGATGTAATGCTCTGTGGTGAGGGATACGGTGCTAAGATACAAAAAGGTGGTGGTAACTATATCCCTGACGGCGTAGACTTCATTCTCTTTGATGTGCTAATCGGTGATTGGTGGCTGAGAAGGTATGATGTTGAAGACATAGCTCTATCGCTTGGCATTAAGACTGTACATATTATTGGTCGAGGTACATTAGAAGATGCCGTGCAGGGTGTTAAGAATGGTGTCACTTCTGCCTTCGGTGATTTCCTTGCTGAAGGATTAGTGATACGTCCTACCACCGAACTCAAAACGAGAAGCGGACACCGCATTATCACGAAACTCAAACATAAAGACTTCTAACCTAATACACATTAAGGAGAATAAAGATGGAAGAGAGACCTGGGAGTGATGAAGCGATAAAACGTCTCAATTTTCCTATACCTGATGGTATAACAATTGGGGAAAATATATTCTACTTTGCCCAAGGAGTAGCCAAGGCCCAGTTAAAGAAGGTGGTGGACGGGAGACCCAGGGACTTTGATGGGGAGACTGTGAAACTACACTTTACTAAGCAGGAATGGCAATCCATATTAGAGGAGGTGAAAGATGATTGAGTTTAATTTTATTAACTACAGACTGCAAATCGTGGTTACCAAACTGGATGATACGGGAAGAGCTAGTGTGACGCTAGATGATAAGAACGGGCAGGCTTGCAAGCTTATTCTCTCACCTGAAAATGCGAATACTTTAGGTAGCCTTCTGGAAGGTATGAATAAGCCATATCCTAAATTTAGACGTTGATATGGGAGGTAAACATGGAACCTGAATCAGTTATTAAATGTGGAGCAGCAATAGGGCAGATATTTGCGGCAGGCTTTTTCAGTGGCGTAGGACTGATAATGCTAATTCTTTCTATCACAGCATGGAGCATCTACAGGGCCAACCGGCCAGGGAAGTCTAAATGCATAGAGGAAGGAGAGGGCAGCTGTGAACATTGAAGCCCTCAGCGATATTGGAGAACGAAACCAGCCGGTCACTATGGGGTTGATTATCGGGACGGTGGCAGCCGTGTTTGTGGTCGATACCTCTGCGTTAATCGGACGCGGCCGGACGGCGGAGGTTGCCCAGGCCCGGCAGGCGGCTATGTATGTGATGAGTATGACGGATAAATATACGTTGGCTGCTATCGGCGGCTCTCTGGGTGGCCGGAGTCCTGCCACCGTTAGTCATGGCTTTCAGGTTATTGCCAAGTCAATAAAACGGCAGATCACCCTGCGCAATAAAATTAAGGAAGTCCAAGGTATCCTCTCGAGGGGGCTTGACAGAACCGCCTAGTCGTGGTATATATAGATTATGGATAGTATAGCTATAAAAACATTGAGGAAGAAGTTAGGATTGACCCAGAAGGAGCTAGCAGCTCGAGTCCGGGTTGACGCAATCACGGTTAGTCGCTGGGAGAGAGGGGAGCAGAAACCTTCTTCCCAGGCTGAAAGGCAACTGACAAGACTAAAAAAGAAGTAAGGGTAAGCCATGAAAAGCAAGGTCTTATTCGACAAGTCGCCTTTAGTCATTGACCGGGACTTGGCGCAGATAGTCGGATTACACGAAGCGATTATTGTTCAGCAAATCCACTATTGGCTAGTTGGCAATGAAGAACGCACTAACAATTTCCGTGATGGCTTTTATTGGACCTTCAATTCCTACCGGGAATGGCAGCAAACTTTCAACTTCTGGAGCGCCAGGACTATCCAGAGATTAATCCTAGACCTTCAACAAAAAGGCATTCTTGTTGTTGGTAACTTCAATCGGCTAAAAATAGACAAGACTAAATGGTATCGAATAGACTATGACAAACTGTCGTCATGGTCGCCCACAAATGACATTAAAGACGAACTGTCGTCAACACAACGACAAACTGGCACCATGGTTACGAAAGAAGTTCTTGACCATGGTGCCAGTTTGTCGTCACCATTACCAGAGACTAACGCAAAGACTACCACAGAGACTAACATCAAAGAAAGAATAGAGAAGGGAGAACCTTCTCCCCCGCTTAACTTGGTAGAACAAATATTCATCGCTATGAGGTCCTATTATGGTTATCCTGATAAGATTGACCAAGACCCGATCCCCAATTATGGTAAAGAAGGGAAGTCCATAAAAAGGATGCTTGAGAGAGGTCTGACCCCCAAGCAGATATTAGAGTGCTGGATAGACAAATGCAAGAAAGCCGGCATCTTCAAATCAATGGTCTACGTGAATGAGGATATAAGAGTGGAGTTGCCGGTGGATAAGTTTGAAAATCAGAAATACAGCCATATTGTGCACCGATGAATAAACCTATTCGACCTTGTATCTGCGGCTCAAATGAATGGTGGTGGCGTGAGCCTTCTAATTTTGGCCCGGGTGGATGGTTGTGCTCATGGTGCCACCCGGAACCGGAGGACAAATGAAACCGGACCAGATAATTACTCTGAGAGATAAACCTTGTCAGATTGAGTTGCCCGCAGCTGATATTAAAGCCGCGGTTGCCGATGCCTTTTCTGTGTCGGTCGAGGTCTTAGAAAGTAAGGGCCGGGAGGATTATATCGCATTAGCCAGGCAAGTAGCCATGTATTTAATCCGGCAGAATACGTCTTTATCTCTATTGGAAACAGGAAGTTACCTGGGGGATCGGAGCCCGGCCACTGTATCTTTTGGTTACCAGAAAATAGCCAATGCGCTTAACGATAATCCCTGCTTAAAAGGGAAGGTTGATGAAATTAAGAGAGTGTTAAAAGGAGTATTAAAACAGGTTTGCGGGTGTCTCCCGATCTCAAAACTATCGGTTCCGGATGCGGAATGGGGGGAGCGGAAGAAACCGAGCCCGCAAGCCGAAGGAGTAATATGAATAAAACACAAATAGAATGGGCTTTGAATCCTGATGGTACACCGGGCTACACCTGGAATCCGATTACCGGCTGCTTGAATGGTTGCGAATACTGCTACGCCCGGAAGTTGGCTAATACACGGCTTTTCAAACGGTATCTTGATGAGCGTGGTATCTTAGCTCCTGAATGGGATGGTGATATATCTAGCCAGATTGACCCCTTCTATCCCCGCTTTTGGGAAGATAGATTACTTGACCTCAAGACGAAAAAACCTGGACGTCATATTTTCCACAAACCAAGGGGTATATTTGTTTGTGATATGTCCGACTTATTTGGCATAGGTGTGCCTACAGAATGGACAGGAAAGGTGATGGACACCATTAAAGAATGTCCACAGCACCGCTTCTATCTCCTGACGAAGCAGCCACAGAACCTCATCAAGTTCAGCCCCTTCCCTGATAACTGTTACGTTGGGATTACTGCTACTGATGCGCAGTCTTGTTTGAGCGGGTTAAGGGGATTAGAAGAAGTTGGTGCTCACGTCAAGTTCATTAGTTTTGAGCCGCTACTTGGCCATATTGGCGGTCTGTGGCTTGAAGATTGGCTAAAGAGTGGAACAGGTATATCTTGGGTCATTCTAGGTAGCCAGACAAAGCCCACAGCGATGCCAAAAATAGAGTGGGTTCAGGAGATAGTCGAGGCTGCGGATAAGGTTGGGGTCAAAGTGTTCCTGAAGCATAACCTCTATCCGCTAATACTCAAGGAAGGGTGGGCAAACGACATATTTTGGCGACCACAACCTAATCGATTATTAGATTCAGAATTAAGGCAGGAGATACCTAATACACATTAAGGAGAATAAAGATGGAAGAGAGACCTGGGAGTGATGAAGCGATAAAACAAGGGTGTCGATGTCCCGTTATGGACAACCAAGTTGGGGTGGGTGGTATGTTCCAGCGTCCCGTTATATATCTCGACTGTCCTGTTCACGGGGATAAACCAGCCCCATTGTTGACACCAGAAAGACCCACACTTACAGAAGACCAATTCCATAGGGTTTGGACTGAAGCCGTAGGGCGTGAAGGATACAGTAAAGCATTATTCCAAGAGGTGCTAACTGCTCTTCAAAGCAATGGTGGGATAGCCCAACTCCTCAAAGTGAAAAGACCTGATGATTTGAGGGAGAAGTTATTGGAGTATTTCTGGGATGCGAAATATAGGCGGTCACAGGAATACAAAGTTTACATCTTGCACGAAGCAGAAACATGGCAGGAATGTCTAGCTAAGGGGCTTCACCCGGGAGTGATTGAAAAATATAGGGAAGAATGCAAGGAAGTTAAGGAACTCCTAGCCTTGATAGATGAGAAGGAGAGGGAATGATGTTTTATTATATTTTGCGATATGTTCCACCCACTACGGCTGGTAATGATGGCTACTATTACCTTGAGCGACATAGCTATATGGAATGGAGGTAAGGGAGAGACTGATGGATAAGGATGAGATTAGCCAGGAAAGACAAGAGAAGTTTTGGGGGGAACTCGGCGTACGCAAAGCCAACACATTCTGGATAACGCCCAATGGCGATGTCTGGCAAGCACTTCCCATAGACCTCAATAATTTATTTAAGTATGCTCCTTTACTTTGCGATGCTGACTTGAGTGTTAATTTTCACGAAGTCCACTGGGTAGATGGCCAGATGTTTACCCACTGCACCATTACAAAAGACTTCAATAAAGTAGGCGAAGCCACAGTAGAAGGAAAACTAAAAGAAGTAGCTGCCGCCGCATTATTCCTGGCTATTGAAAAAATCTTGACCTAATACTTTGTTTAAAGGAGAATAAAGATGAAATTGACACCAGAAGACATTGAACAAATATATATAGAGTGCGGGGTACTAAATAAGCCCTCCTTATCTTACTTGAATGAAAGGTTATGTGAAGCCCAACTCCTCAAAGTGAAAAGACCTGATAAGGAGAAGATAGCTGAAGCACTTTACTATTTTGACAAACCCATAGAATATCATTGCTGGGAATTATCACACCTTCAGGACTTCTATCTTAATCGAGCAGACCAAATCCTATCCTTATTTGATGGAGAGAGGGGATGACAACTGGAAGGAAAGTTCTTGATGAAGTTGTGGGGAATGTTGAATGCCCCGACTGTGATTATAGCCTTGGTATGAAGCGGTGGTTTATGGGTATGGACTACATTACACCTTGGGGCGAAGATAACTTATGTCCGCGATGCAAAGGAACGAAAGAAGTGCCACTTACAGTAGAAAATCTTATAGCACTTTGGAGGGCGGGAAAGGTGGTGGAGCTTAAAACTGAACCACCCAAGAAACAATATTTTAGTAAGATACCGCCTGGTGGCCCACCTTTCGGCTGGACACATATGTAACTTGTAAAGAGGGAGGGACTAATGACAAACGACCAGAAGAACAGATATTTAGACATACTCCAGGGTCATATTAACTTTGAGAAGTGGAGAAGGAGAAAAGATGGAATCTAATACGTGCTCTACCTGTGGGAAAAGAATATACCAAACTAAATCAGGACAGTGGAAGCATATACCTTATCATGGGAGCGTTTATCCTCATAATGCGAAACCGTCTATTGAGTCAATAAAGTAGAGAGTGAATAGCAATGGTAACTGAAGTACCTATAAGCGAAGCAGACTTAGGCACCTGGCTTGAGGGTTTGCTGGATACCTATGGCTGGTTATGGTGTCATTTTAGACCGGCTAGAACACAGGATAGCTGGAGAACGGCAATCACAGGGCACAAAGGATGGCTCGACTACACTTGTATCAGGGGAGCTAGGTTTGTAGTGATAGAATTAAAATCTGAGAAGGGGAAACTGAGCCCGGAGCAAAAGGATTGGCACGATGCCATTGATTTGCTTAACAGAATAAGAATACAGAAGGGCTACAAGAACCCAATCGAGAAGTATATTGTGAGACCATCAGACAGAGACTTTATTGAGAAATTGCTAGTATAAAGTAAGGAGGGTGACAGGAATGGGGATTTACACATATGAAACTATAGATGGTAAATGGTGGCTGTTCATAAATGGAGAGCCTATAAGACTTCTCACGGATGAAGAGGCAGTTAATGTTATATGGGGGAAATGAGGAAAATGATTATTATATGCGAGAAAACAGATTGTAAACACAACAAGGAAAACAATTCTATGCAAAAGATAATGATTTGTCACAAAGGGACTGTCAAGGTTAACAAGCGGGGGTTCTGCCAATCAAAAGAAAGGATAACCTAGAAGCCCAATAATCATAAGGAGGAGAAGGAAATGAACTTACAGCCGATAACATTAAAGGAAGCTATGCGGTTTGTGAATGACAACCATCGGCATCATAGGGCGCCTCAAGGTGGTCTATTCGCAATTGGTTTATCAGAGAGAGATATTGTTATTGGAGTGGCAATCGTTGGTAGACCTGTGGCTCGTATGCTTCAAAATGGTTATACGGCTGAAGTGACTCGTCTGTGTGTAAAAGAAGGCTACTATAATGCGTGTTCGATGCTTTACTCGGCTTGCTGGAGAGCTGCTAGGGCTATGGGATACAAACGCTTGATAACCTATATACTCCAATCCGAGAGTGGTAAATCTCTTGAGGCATCGGGTTATAAGTTAGTCGGTGAAGCAGGTGGTGGAACCTGGAATAGAGAAGACAGGCCAAGGGTTGACACTCATCCAACAGAGCAGAAGAAACTATTTGAAGTAGTCAAAGTAAAGAGTGGAGGTGCTGAAAGATGAAGAAGATATTGCTAGTTGCCTTGTTAGTTTTTGCTTCCTGTATGGTTTATTCCCCGGTGGAAGCCTCAGAGCCAAATCTACGCATTGAAGATATGACGGAGCAACAGCTATATTCCCAGGTAAACTACTGGCTTAAAGAAGCTGAAAATACTAAAACTTCATGGAGAATTACATCGAGGTCTAATATGGCTCAGGTTTATCAGAACGAACTACTTTTAAGGAGTAAGCAATGACCAACCTTGAGAGACTTGAGAAGGCTTTGGAAATCAGGGATGCGTTATGGGTGCTGTATATGATAGCTGAGAGGGAGAGGATAGCCAGAATATCAAGTGAACTTCACGGTGGAGAGGGCGGAACACCTTGCCGAGTGTGTTATAAATTAGCTGACCAAATATTAAAGGAGCGTGTCAAATGGCTAAATGTTTCAGGTGCTTAATGGTGATTATTGAACAGGAGGACGAGTATGACGGCGATGTTCTTCAATGCTTGGCTTGCGGTCACAAGGTCAATCTGGATGGTAGCTCTATACCTACTTTCCCAGAGAGAATAAGGGAGCCAAGAATGCCTAAGAAGAAGGGGGTGAAATGAATAAAAAGGAGGGTATATGTATAAGGTAAAGACAATAGAATGGAATCTGGAAGGGGAAGAACTGATTAAGTATGCCCGGTCCATAGGGCTCAAGACAAAGGCATTCTTTATCTTGGGCTACCCAGGGGAAACGAAAGAGACAATGAAAATGACAGTGGATTACGCGGGTAATCTCGGTGCGGATTGGTGTCTGTTCTTTCCAGCCACACCCTTACCCGGGACCGATATGGAACGGAGAGTGAGGGCTAACGGCTGGCTGGCTGATCCGAATCTTGATTACCGGTATTATTTTCACAGGGCAAACATAAGGACTCCCGAGTTCGACCCTGAATATGTTGTGAATCTAAAGGAGGAGGCAAACCG